GCGGTTCGGGGGGGATTCGAACCCCTGAAAATAATTACGTCGTTCGCAAATACACGTCACACATGTATTTAATTGCGTTCCATCCTAACGACAACCCTTCGATTTAAGTGGAGGGAAAAACACTACGAGTTATCGTACTCGCCACGGACGTTTAATGTTCGTCCAACTTATTTATACCATCATGTTTAAGGAGTTGTAGCCCAGGTGAGTCCACTCGCGCTCTCGAACAGAGCTTGATTGTACATTCCCGTGCCACGAACTAACTCATTCATGAGGTTACTTATACTGGCCCTAATGGCCACCGTCGCATCATCTACCCGCCTCGTCGCATCAAGCGTCTCGGCAGTTGTAGGATTTTGCGGATTTTCTACTTCTATTATCCTATTCCTAGTATCAAAGGCTCCGAGAAGTGCCGACACTAGAGAATCTAGCACGGCATTATATCGAAAAACTTTGAAACCAGTAGCAGGAAATCTAACTGTAGCGGTCGGAATAGTCTTCCACACATCAGAGAACTGCTGTTGAACCGTAGTTCTAGCCTGTTGTGTTTGAAACTGATTGCCTAACGCCGAAGTACACAGATTTTGTAACTCTAATGGATCAGCCCATACAGAACCTAAATACACTAATTGATTGGCACTGGAAACTGTGTAAGCCATAGTTAAAACGAAGAAGACTCGGCGTCCGATGACTCCGAGTTCTGCCCAATTCTAACCTTATCAAACAGCTTCCCTTCCTTATTCAAACCCTTATTATCATTTCTCTTACCTACATACTTATTACTTCCTTTCTTAGATTGATTGCGAAATTTACGTAATCTGTCAGCCATTGGAACTGATTCGATGAACTCATCAACGACTGCTTCTGTAAGTTCAACGGGTCCTCCTTCCGACACACTAGTAATTTTCTCTCTCAAGCCTAATTTTATATTGGATTTGTGTACAATACAAACTGAGACAAACTCCAAAGATAAAGGACAGAAACCCTTTTCCATGGCGACACCTCTAATATTAACTAAAACTTGCCAAACTTTTCTCTCAGCATCGGCGGTAGTAATGCTATAATTCGGGATCAATTTGAAGGCAAATCGTTTCTTAGCTGCACTGGTTCTATAAGATCCAAGTGTTGCTTCGTCATCTCTTTGCATTCTCTTATCAACCAAACAAACGCTTACTCCACCTCTGCAGTTGTCGGGTAGGTTCCACTCCCCGGACACAACTAACCCTGCTAAACACACATAACCATCCTTAACAAGCTTTACACCTTTAAGCAAATCCACATCGGATAACGAATCGTTTTCCATTGCAATCACTTTGTCAACTTTCGAAATTCGTACCGTCTTGACCGAAGTCATAACAGCAGGTAAGAATTTCTCAGCGGCAGACAAATTGATGAACTCAGAAATCTTAACGTCGTCCTTGACTACTAACGCCATTTACTCCAAAAACAATGTTTGAAATAACCTTTTATCACACAAGTACTTAACTAATGCTCTATAAACAAACGAACCAGGAGGTGCGGTCTTAATAACCTCACCGACAGCGTCGTCCAAATGTGTATAGTACGCACAATTGTTCAACGACCCAGCAACATCACAAAGAGAGGTCCTAAATTCCTCTAAATGTTCTCTATTCTTGATGTGTTTTGCACCGAGTTTCGAGATCAATTTTAGAGGGTCATAATATACAATACAGCCTCTGTCATGGTGAATTATGTACCTACCGCAAAAGTAACCATATCTCTTCCTAAACAACTTGGCTTCAAAATTCCAGAGAAGGTTTGCGCCCTGTTGAATATCGGGGAAATCAGTGCCCTTTGGAAAGTATAATATACTATCATCACCACAAAAGGCACCTTTAATCAATCTCTCC